GTTGTACGGTTTTAGAAGGTCGGAGGTGGCTTAGACCAACCTTCTTAGGATATCATATATTATATATACTAGGAGGGTACTATGGCAGACGATGTTCTAAATCGGATAGAGAAACACATGGAAGGTAATACGTTGGCCCTTTCTGCTGTCGCTGAAGTCTTGCAGAAGATGGATGACCGTTTTGTTCGTGATGAAGATGCGGTTGTAGCGAAGCAGGAAGTAGATGAACGAAGTGCTATGCTAAAAGCTATTGCTTCTGAAGTCTATGGCATGTTTAAGGCTGACAATGGAATGGATGTAGATGGCACGAAGGTACGGTCTGGTACTAAGATGAAGGGTAAGGGCGAAGATTGGGAATCCCCGATCAATCCTACTACTAAGATTGCAGACCAGCAAGCTACCATTCAAGCAGCCCGTGATGATAAAGAAGAAGAGATGGACAAAGAAGACAATGGAAACAATGGAAAGAATGGAGAGAAGAGATATAATTTCGACAAGAATCGGGATGACGAAGATGAAGAGGACGTAGAAAAGGAAGGGGATGGCGCAAACGAACATCCTATGGAAGAAGAAGAAGGAAGGGCAAAGAGCAAAATGTATAAGGGCGAGGATAAAGATAAGGACGAAGAGGATGAGGATCTAGAAGCAATGGCTAAAGAGCTTAATGCTTTGAAAAAGCAGATAGCTAGTACTGAGTCCAATATGCAAAAGGCAGTGCAAGCAGAGTCGGAGCAACGGCTTCGGAAGATGGGATTTAGAGAGGAATTGGGTCTACAAGCCCCCACTCAGATTAGCCCATTGGGAGTTGATGGGACTACGCCAATTGTAAAGGGAAATGATACTCTTGATACGGTTGACCAGTTAGCTGGTATGTCTTATAAAGAACTGCGTAACCTTCAAGCCCAGATTGAAATGGGGAATACTGATGGGGTACCAAGGGAATTACTATAAAATTTAAATTAAAGGAGTCACACTATGGCTAATCCTAGTTTATCAGAATACCTAGCGCAGTCACAGCGTGGTCTGTATCAGTCGGTGTTCGGGCCTGAATACCTTATGAAACAGTCCTATTTCACTGTGGATACTGCTACGGGTATTTTTAACACAACTTATGGACGCAAGGTGTGGCAAGCTTTGAACAACCAGACTCGTTTCTTCAATGCCATTCCAAGGGTAGTTTGGGGTAATACGGCTGGTTGGCGTGTCAGGACTGACCGTGGCTCAAGTAGGTCACGACCAGTAACTGAGACGGGGAGTCTCCCCACTGTCGATGTCTCCAATATTGCTACAGTATCGAGCTTGCCTCGTATTGTTTCCACGACCTTCGGTGCTTCTGTGAAGTCCGTCTTCACCGCACAGTTGGAAGGCGGTATCGGAGATGTTCTGGCGATGGAGAATGAGAATTCTCAGCTTGACCATATCAAAGAAATTAATGAGGAGTTGTTGGCTGGCGGTGCATTTATTGTATCGGATGGTGGAACTACCTCCTTCACGGTACCCGCTTCTGTCGCTCACCACTTTAAGATTGGTGATGCAGTAGCTATGAATGACGCTAACAGTGCGTTTGACAGGACTTCTGGTTCTGTTGTGTCTGCGGTTAACACCTCTACTGGTGTGGTGACCGTAGCCACTGGCACTGCTTTCGCAAACGGTGACCTAGCCTATATGTATAGTCGGGCTGGTTTCACTTCCCTTGATGACATAGTAGCGGAAGACGCTATGGTTGTCGGGGGTGTGACGAATGGTGCTGAAGTTAGGGCTTACGACCTAGATTACAGTGGACGAGTTGCTGGTGGTTGGAATGCTGCTGCCAGTGTTCAGTTAAACAGTGGTACTGGACGGTCTTTGTCTCTCACTCACCTGGATACTGCTATCCAGAAGATTCGTGAGAACGGTGGGGAGCCAAAGCTAATTCTCCTGGGGCACGATCAATACTTTAACCTTGAGCGGTTGTTAAATTCCAATCAACGTTATATGGGTCAGGAAGAGTATCAAGTTGGTGTGGGTTCAGAGCGAACCTTCCCTGGTACCCGTACTGGTCTAGTGTTGGCTACGTATCAGGGTATTCCAATTCTCCCTGATGCCGATGTGCCTAAGTCGGTAGCCTCTAATGATGCAGTCTTAGGGTCTAACATTTATGTATTAGACACCGATTACCTAGAAATTGCAGTTGCTCAACCTACTCAGTATGTTGAGAACCGTGACTACTTCGCTGCCAATGCTTTGGTAGTGAGGGGTCTGCTCTATACAATGGGCGAAATGCGGTGCAAGAATCTCTGGGTACAGGCTAAGATTGGGGACTTGAACGCTTCCTAATTTTCCTAGGTGGGAGGGGTATACTACTCCTCCCCCCTTTTTGGAGTGGTTATGCGAATTAATAGACCTAAGCACCCTACATTAATCCGTTATGATGATAACGATAAACCT